CAAAACTACCAATCTTATAGTGAAGGTTGATTCTATCAGCGAGATTTAATTCTTCTATATCTTTATCTTGTATCTCAAAGAAATCTTGTTCAGCAAGTTGAGAGTATCCAGTATAAAAAGTCTTACTCAAGCCTGGATATTTCTGTTTCATCAACTTTTCAATTCTAACATCCTCGAAAACATTAACAAAGGACATTGGAATTTCTGGATGATCTAACTGCCAATTATCTGCTGGAGTATATAATGCATGACCAACCTCATGACCCACCAGAAGGTCGTATACGGTTCCTGAAGACTTCTCCCACATTGGAAGTGTCAATACCCTCTTCTCCACATCAAACGATGCTGTAGGTACTCTACGGTTCTCTATAATAAGGTCTTCAGTCGCAAGCAGTTTAGCAAGTTGACCTTTGACTTCGTAGTTGACCTGTGTAAGCATCTAGTTCCTCGTGTATGTACATATAATAATACACATTGGGACACTTTCAATGGATAGTGTGCAGCTTCTTCAACTGTCTACTGTGAATATTTCACCTTAGAAAATCCATTCATCTTCTCAAACGTAATCAAATTATCCAATCTGTCCGTCAATTCATCAACCTTGTGGGATATCATAAAGACATAAGCGTCCTTTATAACATATTTAATAATCTTAGTAAACTCCTCTGTACCATTACTATCCAAAGAACTGTCAAAGATCTCATCAAGAATCAATATATTTGTACTAGACGAGTTCTTTAGTTTAGCAATATCTCTCCAAGTAAACAGAATAGCAAGATCAATTCGCATTTTTTCACCTTCAGAGAAGGACTCGTAGCTGAACTTCTCGTGGATAGGAGACTTGATCTTCTCGTTGAACTGTTCATCAAAGGTAAAATTGATATAAAAATCCATCATCTGAAGATAGTGGTTTATCTTCTGATTCATTATAGGCAGATACCTTTTTATAATCTTTGCCTTGACACCACTATCCTTCATCATAGAGTTTGCAAACTCCAGATAGTCAATGTCTTCAGTGTGATCGGCCTTAGTCTTTTCTACAGATACTAAATCATTTTTTAAGCCCTTGAGGGCAGCTCTTTCAGTATTTCTATTTGCAATTTGTTCGGTAATGTCTTGAACTTCCTGTTCATGATCGTGGACTTGACGTTGGTACTCAGAAATTTTAAAATTGTTTGTTGAAATGTCATTCGTTAATTTAGTGATCTGCTTGGAGACATCTATAAACCTGGCCTCTTTTTTTTGTTCTTTGCTTATAGACTTTTGAAGATCTTTGTAAGCGGAGTTAATCTCCTTTACCTTCCCTTCGATATCACCGATTTTATTTAGCCTAAAATCTTCTTCAATATCCTGTTCACAAGTAGGGCATGATACATTATCCTTGAAGAACCTATGTTCATCGGTAATAATCTTAATCTTCTGTTCTAATTTACCCCTAATTGTGTTCATCTTCCGTAATGAAGATGTTGCATTGGAGATAGTTTCCAGTTCAGGTTGATGTTTAGTCTTAATAAGATTATCAAACTTAGTATTATCACCCATTAAAGATGATGAATCATCTAATAGAACTGATATCTTATCCTTCATATCCTTGATTCTCTTCTTGCCACTCTTATCCAGATCAGCAATAAAGTTTTTCTGCATCAATATCTTCTCTTCTATCAATTGTTTCTTGATAGTAAGTTCTTTCACCTCTGTATTAGATCTATTAATCTTTTCTCTAAGTATCTTTGCCATACCTGAGAAGATTTTAATGTCTAATACATCCTCTACAATCTCTCTACGATGAGTATTGTTCAACTGCATAAAGGGAACAAACGTTGCCGAACCCAAGATAGTTGTCTGTGTGAAGGATTTATAGTTTAACCTTAATATAGTGTCTTCTAGATGCGCCTGTTGATCATTGGCGTTCGCAAACTGATCTTGTTTCTTACCATCAATATAGATCTGGAACAAGGTAGGTTTCATACCTCGAACAATAGTATAGATCTTACCGTTTGCTTCAAATTCTATCTGTACTTCACACTCTTTATCATTAACCGTATTAACTAATTGCGTCTTCTTGATCTTACGAAAAGGCTTGTTGTATAAAACAAAAGTAAGAGCGTCAAGAATAGTAGATTTACCAGCACCGTTAGAACCAACTATTAAATTTGTAGGAGACTTTTGGAAACTAACAATGATAAATTGATTACCAGTTGAAAGAAAGTTACGCCATCTAATCGTCTTGAATGTTATCATAATCTTTTGGCGGGATTATAATATCATCTGGTGTGATGATAACATATTTGTATTTGTGTCGTTGACAGGTCTCTACAGCCAGTGTATCATCAATCTCCACAACTGTCAAGGTAGTCTCTTCATTGGCCTCTAAAAGTCCTGCGTATCTTGTTGCATCATCTTCCTGTTGAAAAAGATAAAGAGCCTTCTGGCCATCATCATTCGTGACAGCATATGCCCCTTCACCCTCTTTTCCAGCAAGTGACAATATGTACATTAATCAACCTCGCACGCTTCCAAGTAGACCTCCCTAAGAAGTTTTTTAACTCGATCTTTCTTTAATTCAAAATCAGATTCTTCTATGTATTTATTCAGAAGAGTCAAGGTATCTTCTACACTCTCTCCATCAAGATCCACCTCCAGATCATTGATCTCAGTATTCTCAACAACCTTCAAATCTATTATACCAGCCTTTACAAGTTTGTCTAGGAACTTATCATACTCTAACTGACTTGTTCTTTTCTTCACATATAATTTTACTATCTTATCCTTGTATAGATGTGCCTTAAATGTGGCAGCAGGAGTATCATTATAATACACCTTCTCAAACATAGTATAAGGATTCTCTACAAACTCAATCTCTCCTGTATCAGTATCAAGAATATTAAATCCTCTCTTATCACCACAGTCATTCCAATACATCTGGTATGGATTGCCTAGGTAAAATGTCTGACCATCATTACTTCTAGTATGATAATGTCCTGAGAATACCGTCTCAAACTTTTCTATTATACCTTTATCAATACCTCTCTCTTGAATACAGCCAGGATATAGTTGGAACCCTTGTAACTCTAGGTGACCAAAAGCGATCTTAGAGTTCGTGGCAGCAATAGCAGATTGAGTTTCTTGATAATTGTCATCGCAGATCCAAGGGAGCATGAAGGCTTTGAACCCGTTAATATCATATTCTCCAGGCTTAGATATAGGGATAAGATTATCGTAGTTAGATAAAAGAGACTCAATAGAATTAATCTGATTGGTATTCTTATAATAAACATCATGGTTACCTACAAGTTGCCAGACTTTTACACCTAAATTTTTAAACTTATCATATACATGTTCCTTTGCCCAGTCAAGTGACCAGAAATCTATATTCTTTCTATTATCAAATGCATCTCCCATGTGTATGCAATACTTTATATCCCTCTTCTCCAATTCAGGAAAGAAGATATCATCATAAAATTTCTGAAAGAAATTATGAAAAACTTTACTACCTCTTCGTCCTCCGAAGTGGGTGTCAGTTATAATTGCAATCTTCATTTCTTTTCTTTAGACCTATTAATAAGACTAATAAATCTATCAGCAGCAAACGTACCACCAACACAAACATCTATATCATCACCATCCTTCCAGTTCTCAGTACCATCTTTCTTAGTGTGGGCAAGGGCCTCAGTAAGATCATCAATAATTTTTTGGGTGATCTTCATTGATTCATCTTCGTTTGAACTGCTTCCTTTATTGAATTATAATCACTAGAGTCGCCGTAATCATTATCCACATGCATGACCTCATCATACCCCGACTTCTCAATGATTTTCTCACGGATCTCCATTTGTTTCTTCTCTTTCTGGATCCTCCGAAGAAATGCGTAGTGTATAATCTGGGTGAAGTAAGCAAAAGGGTTTGTAGATTTCTCTGGATTGAAGTTATGTATGTATTGAACGCAGTTTTCAATCCCATCTGATATCATGTCCTCCCTAAACATATAGTTTACAAAGTTCGGTTTATACGACAAGTGCGTAGCAATCTTTACGAAACACTCACCAAGATAATTGGTAATACGAGGCTTCGGATCTCCTTTAGTTTCGGCTTCTTTAACGTCAGCCTTATACTGTACAATAGCGTATAAAAACTCTTTGTTATTAACGTAATGTTCAGATCGTTTTCTGGTTCGGGTTCCTTTTGCGGGCATGATTCATATCACCTCTTTAGTTGTTAATAGTATACCATTAAATTAAACGCTTGACAAGTAACCAATTTGTGTGTAGGATAACTCTGCAGGGGTTCAAAGGGATGCTATTCAGCTTTATTTGAATCCTGTTTATAGATACCTTCAAGGTACTCTCGAGCTTGATTAACAGAAATTACATATCCCATCTTCTTAGTTACTTTAATCTTCTCAGAAGATCCACCATTAAGATTAGAGAATATAAACTTTTGATAATAAGAAACTACTTCAGAATCTTCTTTAGCTTCTACTACAGTTATAACTTTATCCATAGGAATAACCATAATACCTTCTGTAGGATTGCTCCTTAACCAAGGCATCATTCTTAATCCTTCATGTTGTCCGTTCATATGAACTGTCTCAATTTCTACTGGGTCACTAATAATTAAAACCGTGCGACCATTTTCTTCAGACGGCATAACCTCTCCGAAGATCTCTTCGCCAGATACTAATTTTATGGATCCGTAGAATTCTTCTTCCATTATTTTAACTTAACCTGTGACAATTCATAATTAAAATTCTCCTCGTTATAGATTTTGACTCGTTCAAGTAAATGATTCAAAGTATAATTCCGTTGAGAATCATATTTAATATCATCTGCAATGTCATACAAGAGGGATTTAAGTTTTCCTTTGCCCTTTCTAAGTACTCTACCTATTGACTGAAGGTTTCGTATTCTGGACTTGGACGGCGACGCGAAGATAATGTTGTGTAGGCGCTTAATATTGATGCCAGTGCTAAAAGTCCCATAGGACGCCACAATAATCGCATTGTTTTCCTCTTCTGTAATTTCACGAATAGATTCACGTTCATCAGCCTCCACGCCACCGTGGACAAAGAAGACTTTACGATCATCATTTACAGAACTATTTATAGATTCATATAAGATCTCTCCGTGGGCCTCGACTCGACTAAACAATATTAATGTGTTGCCTTGAAGAGATAGTGCCAAATTTTTAATAAATTTATTTCTTTTCTCGTTAGATATGATATAATTTATCTCTTCTTGATAATCATCAAATTGTCTGGGCTCATGTTTCAATACAATGATTCTAATATCTAACTTAGATAAATGCCCTTTATCAATAAGATCCTTTGTTTTAGTTACTTTATATGAGGGCCCAAACAATCCTTCCAGAACCCACTTGTGAGTCTGTGCTCCACTTAGAGTTCCAGTGAATCCATATCTATACTTAGTATCTCTAAGTTTGGACATAATTCCTATTAATGATTTGGATTTAAATTGATGTGCCTCATCTCCTATTATAACATCAAATTGACTAAACCACTTCTTATCCATCTTATAGATGGATTGCCATGTTGATATGGTAACTCTTTGAGGAGTAGTCCTTTTTCTACCAGCATAAACACGATGACAGTACTTTTCGACATCCCAACCATACTCTATAAAATCCTTATACATTTGTTCTACGAGAGAAGTCGTGGGAACAACAAGTAGGATTCTTCTCTTTCTGCCCACATGATAACGTGTAACAGCATAGATCATCAGGGACTTACCTGATCCTGTAGGGGATATAATTAATCTTCTATTATACTTTAGTGCATCATACACACCTTGTATTTGATAATCTCTAGGTTTGATACTAGTGATTGCTAACATATAATCCCTTACACCTTCCAATGATATCTCTTCATTCTGTTCAAAGGGAAGACCATAGTATTCACTATTCAAAAACTTGACACTATACTCTGACTTCTTTGCCCAATCTACAATCTTATCTAACAGTCC